TCTATATCATGATGAAGATTATTTAATACAAAGTCTAGTTCTTCTTTCTTCCAACGCTTACCAGTCAATGATATCATCCCTCTTTCTTTTATATATTTTTACGCTATTTCATAGTATTAACCAGCGTACCTAATAATATTGTCGCTAACATACCATCTATATTACGGTCTGTTTTTTTGCTATATAATGCGGAGTCCATAAAATCGCAAAACTTTTTAAATTCTTCTGTTTCCTTATGATTTATCATTAACTCTGATATGTGCCAACCATTTACAACGTATGTATATCCATTTCCAATGATTCTGTTTATTAATTTCTCTATTTTATAAGCATTGTTTTTTAACTCATCCATACAAGAATTGAAAGGTATTCCATCATACACTGCATCTACTTTTAAATCATTTCTTATAATAACCACATCTCCAACTTTATATTTAGATTTAATTTCTTCTTCTCCTGTAGGGCTATCAGCATCATCTTTAAATGGTTTTTTCGGCTTTTCTGTGCATTTTTCACTCTTTCCTGCTATTCCAGTACTACCATAACCATCATCACCCCTTACAGACGTTTCTAGCGTGTCAGACTCAATAAAATTGGCATGCTCTACCTTTGCTATTACCATCTGGGCTATCTTGTCCCCTATTTTTATCTTGTAATACTTGTCTGATACGTTTTGAATAATTACAGCAACCTCACCTCTAAACCCGCTATCTATAGTAGCAGGGCTGTTTGGTATTCTTAATGGTGTTTTAAGGCTGTTACCGGATGTTGGTCTAATCTGTACATCATATCCTACTGGTACGGCCATCTTAAAGCCTACCCCACATAATACAGTCTTAAATGGTGCTATTGAGTAGCCATCCGGATTCTTTATTTCCTCAAACTCACCCTTATTATTTAAAGCCTTTATATTGCTTATAAATAAGTCTGCCCCTGTATCCTCTATCCCATGTGCGTATTTTGGTAATATTGCGTTATCCCTAATCTTCTGTATCTTTATATCTAACATTTATTTGTCTCCTTCTCTGCAAATACATCCTTTTTCCATGTCATAATATACCTTTATTCCATACTTCCTATACAGCCTATTTTGTATGTCGGTTATTCTATTTGAGTCCTGTTCGGCACTCTTTAATAACTTTACTTGTTCAGTTAAAAACCTGTTTAACCTAGTCTTTCCCCATCCCATATCTGATAGTGCTTGTAGTGATAGAGATGTTAAGGCTAGAAATACCATGTCGAATTGTTCTATTGATTTTTCTTTTACAATACGATTTATATCTTCATCTGATATTAAACGCATATGCAACTCTTTAGGCTGCTTACCGTCTTTTACTTTCTTAACAAGCTTACTGCGTTGCTTAGCGTTTAGCGTTGGTTTAAAATTTAGTATTCTTTCCAGTATCTTGGCATTAGGTAGGTTCTTCCCCTGTTCCCATTGTCTTAACTGTGCCACCTTTACTTTTAATTGCTCTGCAAACTGGTCTTCGGATAGGGAATAAAATTCCCTAATCTTCCGTATATTGGCCCCAGTTGCTTTTTTATCAAATAAATTCACGTCATTATTGCCCCCTTTATATACGTTAATCCTTTTTATTAGTTGTTTAAAAATTCATCCATAGTCATTTGCATGCTTAATTGCTTAGGTTTTTTCTTTTCCTCGACTATTGCATTTGTATTTTCAACCATAACATTGTAATATGATTCTTTTAATTCAATGCTCACTGCTCTTCTTCCCATATCTAGGGCTACGTGGTTAGTACTTCCTATTCCGCCAAATGGATCAAGAACTATATCATTAGGGTTAGTCCACAATTCTATGCACCTAGCTATTAAATCAAGCTGTAATGGGCATATATGCCTTTCGTCCTTATCATCTCTTGCGTGTTGCCTGTTAAGGGTGTTAGACTGTCTTATGTCCATCCATACAGGACTGGCATATCTTCTCCATACTTGATGTGAATATACTGGAGTTGTGTTATATTTTACTTTCTTATCGTATAATTCTTGGTCTGGTTTAGGCCTTTCCCCTTTTATCCCATCTGGTTCATCCTCTCCAAAAAATCTATCAAGACCATCTTCATGAGTTATTTTTTCAGGATTTTCCCCTGGCTTCCTCATAGTAATTAAGTAGTCAGGTAGTCCATTCCTACACATTGAAGAATCCTTGCATAGTTGCTTGTGCATAAGCCCTAACGCTTTTGTCCTAGTAGCTTCTACTAATGGATCCTTCCAAACTACAACCCTACTATGATATATAAAGCCTGCTTCTGTAAATAACCTTATTAATTCACCTGGAAAGTCTTTAAGTCCTATTACTCCATCTCTTGATTTCATCATTGGTATATCCATGCAATGAAAACTTATTAATCTACCTGGCATTAATACCCTATACAACTCTTTTACCAGGTATTTAAAATGGTTGTAAAATTCTTCATCGTCTTTACTATTCCCCATATCCCTATCACTATTAGAATATGTATATAAACTTGCGAATGGTGGACTGAATATACTATAGTGGATACTATCATTAGGTATTCCCTTTAGCACTTCCACACTGTCACCATGATAGCAACTGTATAAGTCGCTTATGTTCTGATTTAATATCTTGTGTTCCATTTCATTTCCTCCCAGTTTGGCAACTTCATTGTTACACTTGGCTCGTATGCCGTCATTATTCTTGTTGTTCTCTCTAAATTCTTCTTAGTTACTTCCTTAGTTAATGCCAACATTTGCCTTTTCATATTTTCGGCATCTAATTCTTTTCTCTCTACATTTTCCTTTACGGCCCCTTCTTTAGCTGAAATGATTATATAGACATTTACTTCTTTATCCTGCCCAAATCTCCAACATCTTCTAACAGCCTGATAATATGCTTCGTAACTATCAGATAGCCCAACAAATATCATATTATGACATTGTTGCCAGTTCATTCCAAATCCTGCTATCTTAGGTTTAGTTACAAGGCACTTGATTTTTTCTTTTGAAAAATCTATCATTGTATCTATTTTATACTTAGGTTTATCCGACCCCTTAATTGCATATGATTCATCAATCATATTGTTTAATGTGTCTGATTCATCATTTAAATCACACCACACAAGCCACTGTTCATTTGATTGATTAACTAACTCACTTGCAACCTTACACCTTAATTCTAAGGAGTCTTTCCTAGCTTTTCTTCTTTGTGTTAAAGTCTGTTTTTCGGTTACAACCTTATCCCCATCAACTATTATTTGATGTATGTTTAGTTTTGGCAAATCAAATCCTGATATCTCATATCCTAGATTCTTAGGATTGTCTAGCACTACTGCCCAGCTACTCATCCATTCCCAAAATACTGCTTCTGCATGGCCCTTTAATCTCCATTTGGAAGTTTCTCCACTATCATGGATAAAATACATTGATAGCATTTCTGTTCTTGTCATAACTCCTAAAAACTCGCTATGATTTCCTAATTCCATGTAATCATTAGGTGATGGTGTGGCTGTACAAGCTAGCTTATAAGGTGTACTCCTAAATGTGTTTATAATGCTGTCTCTTATCTTACCTGTGAACGATTTCAAGATACTTGATTCATCTAATACTATGCCTATAAATCTATTACCTATAAATCTATCTAGCTTTTCATCCTTATATTGTTCGAAATATACGCACGAAATTTTGCTTTCTAATGCCTTCTTTTCAAATTCATTAATCAATATTTTCCCTATCCCTTTTCCCTGCTCCCCTTTAGCAACACAAATTTCATCAATTTTAGCATATCTTTTTCAGAATGGACATAGCTAAAGGGATCTTGATCACCTGGTAATCATCTTTCATCGAGCTGAGCATTCTCAGCTGATTCCTAAAAAGATCCGGTGTACAGGTCTTCTCCGATTCACGCTCTATGTCGTTCTCAATCAAAGGCCCGATCCAACTCAACATTTCTAATAGCTTCTCTTGCAGTCGGATCTGACTTACCAGAGGTCTGAACTCTGATTCCCAGATCTCATTTGTCCTGCCAAAACTTGAAATCCTGATCCACCTTAATGTCCAGTTTAATTCCATCCTCAATCCCGCTGAGCTGATGCTGAAAAGTAATATAATTGGCAAGTATAATCTCTATCTTGCCCTTCGAATCTGCCAGGAAGTACTGCTCCTGAAATCCATTTTGATAAATCACTTCAGTCTCCATGTGGTCACTCCTTTCGAATGATTTGTGGATACTGAAGCAGCGCTGCTTTCTGTATCTGTCTGACACTATTTATCTTAATTTATCAAAACAAAATGTTCTGTATCACGGTTGACACAATATACGTGTCATTCTGACACGCACAAGGAGCATGGCAGTATACCATGCTCCCTCAAATCAACTCATTATTAGCTTAGTATAGTAAACCTCGAATATCTTCCATCGTAATATTCTGTGGTATATCGTGTCCTTCTATCACATCATCAAACAATTTTTTCTTTGTTTCTTGTAAAACCTGGACCTTTTCTTCTATTGTATCTGCTGCTATTAACTTAAAAACTGTAACTTTATTTTTTTGTCCAATACGATATATACGATCCTCAGCCTGTTTTTCAACAGCGGGATTCCACCATGGATCATAAATAATAGCTGTATCAGCAGACACTAAATTTAAACCAACGCCTCCTGCTTTCAAACTGATCAAAAAAACACCTTCTACACTATTTTCAAAATTATCGACTACACTCTGCCTGTCTCTAGTACCACCATCTAAATAAAAAATAGTAAAATGTTTTTTTATAAGTTCCTA